CTTTACTACGTCTGTAAACCCAACCATAAACTCACATGTAAACCAAGCGCCAGCTTTGCCAATTAAACCCAAATCCAACCCAAGCATAATGAGTTCTTGAATTTTGTCTACGCCATGACCATATTTAATCCAGCTTTGACATTCTGTGCCGGGAGATCCCATTGAGGAACACACAATCTTCCAATTCACAGCTTGGCCTATCTGCGTGTCGCTTTGAACCCAAGGAGTGATAGATTTGACCTCCAGGCGTGTATCAGCCTGATATTGAATCTTGCGCCCACAGTCTGGCATCCTTGAAGCACCATAGCCTGAAGTATTAGCAATAAAGTGTGTAATAATAATTAAAGTGGCTCGTTGATTAGGAACGATTTGTCCCATCTTCTTACAGAAGACTGAAAGAATCTTTGGAAGACCTGCTCGTCCGGGAGTCATATCTCCATCCAGTTCTTTCTCGGGCATTAGCGATGAAGTGGAATCAATAATACAGACACACCCTTCATTCTCTTTTGCGCTAACAAGCTTGACTGCAATATCCAGAAACGCTTCTGCACTAAGTGGCTCGTCTTCAGAATGGATGATTTGCATCTTTTCTTTATCTAAACCATCAACACCAAGAAGGTTCATCTCTTTTAATCGACCTTCAGCGTCAAGATAGATAATTGGACGACCTTCTTTCTGGCAGTTGGCGGCAATCTGCAAAGCTGTGGTTGTTTTGCCGCACTTCGGATCTCCGGTTAAGATAACCCAAGAGCCTTCCTTGATTCCGCCACCCAATGCCAAGTCAATCGAAGGACTGACGGTGACAACCTTGTAATCTTTCCTTCTCTCTAGAATTTGATTCCCAGTAGAAATCACATTGCCATACTTCTTAACAATTTCTTTTACAAATGCTGGATCAGCCTTCTTTGTTTTTGCCATTTGAATTCCTCAATTTAGAAAAGAGCGATTTGTTACCAAAGCTCTTCATTGGTTTTACATTTACATTATCTTCTTCTACTTCAATAATATCAACCTCTTTGGGTTTTGGCCTTGAATCTAGAAGTTTTTTGTGTTTTTTGACTTCATCTTTTACCCACTTGGGCAATGCAGAGTAAACTCGTTTGTTTTTATTTATGATATAGTCATAGACAGCATCTTCGCCAAATTCAGAAATCATTTTATAGACTTCTTGAACCTGACGTTGATACTGTTTTTTACGAGTTTTATTCCAGAACTTGTAGGGCAAAGAGCCTTTGTTTTCTCTCTCTGATCTACGTTGCACCAATATCTCAGCTATGTATTGGCCTGTAGTACAGTAATCACCCGTTGAGGGTGACTTGAACCTGCTCGTTTTGCTTCTTCGTTTCGCCATCTTTCCAAATCATCCAAGAGAGATTTTCTTGAGTAATCATTCTCTTCTGTGTAAATTCCATAAAGTCGCACTCTGGCCAACTATACTTCTTCACTTCTACTTCAAGATCATCATTTAATAAACCAAATGTCATGTGCTGGTAGGACGGGCCATCTCCAGTCACCATATCAATATCTTTTGAAAAGCCTCTAGCAATGAAAAAACCATCAAGGCCATCTTCGTTTTCAAAAACAACTTCTTCTGGCGCGCCCATCACAATTACTTGCGCCTTAGCTACACATCTACCATTTTCTTCACAGTATCTCTGCAATCTAAGCCAAGGGCTTTCAGGTACTCCGGGACGCTCATAGTCGCCCCATACAATTGTACCATCATCTAACGTGCACTTCCAAGTCATGGAAACATCTTCCATAATCAGTTTACGGATATGTTCATCTCTGACAGTACAAATCATGTTAGTCTCCCTTAATCTTATGGATAGCACCTCTGTGGCGACGAGCGACATTAATCTTGTCAGGAAGTCTTTCTTCCTTAGTTCCGTCTCCAGCCATAGAAGCCTGTTCAGTCATGATAACTGTTCCGTAGCGATTGTTTCTAGCCATTAGTTCACCAGCTTTAGGCATCTCAGGCTCTTCTTCTTCGGGCTCACTACCTGTAATAGTAGCAGAAACTGCTGGCTTTTCTTCTGCTGAATCGTGCAGTAGTTCTTCTTCGCCTAATTTTGTAAGATACTTGTCTACAGATTTCTCAGACCTGTCAAGCTCTTCTGCAATTTCACCCACAGGCAACTCTCGATTGTCCTCAATATACTGTTTTTCGCTTTTTGAAAGCGGGCCTTTCTTAGTCATTTTAAACCTCCATAAGTGATCTTCTTGCTCGTGTCAAAAAGATTCTATCTCTATTTGTTAAATATTCTATATAGTAATTGTATACGTTTTCTTTAACTTTCCTGAAGTCAAAGTATGGTCTGTTATGCATGTTTCTATCTGCACCAAAAGGGTCGAACAAATCACCTCTACCATATTTGATATAATGAGTTTTGTATTCGCCATTCACGACAATTTTAGCAAATGCATCTTTTTCTTTAACTTCTTCGCCTTTGGCTCCAATAAAGGTTGTAACCTTAGTCGGAACTTCTGGTAAATTCAGATGAGAAATATCATCATTTTCGCCTCTAGCCATCTAATTTCTCCAATAACTCTTTGATCTTTTTAATACAATCTGCTCTGTCAAAGCCGTCTATAGCTATCTTAGCTTGACGACCAATATCATATCTTGCAAGTTCTTCTTCACTAGCTGGAATAGGATCTAGATCTCCATTCCTAAGAACTTCATGCACAGCAATACCGATATGTATAATTGCTTTGTGCGGTAAGTTAGCTCTATCAACCATTACTCACCTTTCTCTATGTATTTCATTTTTTCAGCAGTAGACATCTTGTTGATTTTGTTTCTGCGTTGATTAACCTCTCGGTCTTTCTTAACCTTGTCCATATTATCAGCCTGCATCTTATCTTGCAGTTCATAGCTTCCCATCTTCTGTGTATTCCTATCGGCTAGGTGTCTTACTGTTGTAGGCTCACCCTTTACAGACACATGAGGAGCATCTAGTATAACTCTTCTAAATTTATGTTTCTTGCATGACGGACATCTTACCAAAGGTTTCTCCGAGAATCTTTGGAACACTTCTTTATAATGTCCACACTCACTACACTCATAATCGTAGGTTGGCATTTTGAATCCTTAATACAGATTGTTTATAACTTGACAAACTTTTTCTATATCTTTTATATCCATGTCGTGGTGATTTGGCACATACATTCCGTTAGAATCTACTAAACAAGAGTTTTTATGACCAACTTTGCCAAATAATTTTTGCCAAACTGGTTGCATACCAATGCTCCCAGCTATGAGAGGTCTACATTCAATATTGTTGTCATTAAGAGATTCTGCAAGCTTTTCTCTATCTCTAACAATTATTGGATAGCCCATGTTTGATACGAGATTTTGGCACGAAGAAGGCTGTGGTTTCCAGATTGTGTCTTTGATTAGTTCGTCATAAATCAAGAAATTTTCATGACGTTTACTTGCAATATTATCTATCTTATCGACCTGTCTCAGGCCAATAAATGCTTGCAAATCTGTAGACCTTAAGTTAAATCCAGCAAAGTAAAATTTATAAAGAGCATTGAACTCGTCTACATTATACTGGTTTCTATACTTTTTCTTAGAATCTTCAGATATGTCTCTATCCCACCCATGACTACGAATCATGCGAAGAATTTCTGCAAGATCATCATCATCGGTGCAAATCATACCGCCTTCGATGGTAGATATGTGATGTCCAAAATAAAATGAGAACGAACTCATGTCGCCAAAAGTTCCTAGCTTCTTGCCATGCACTTCTGATCCAAGACTTTCGCAAGTGTCTTCTATTAGCAGAACAGAGTATTTGTCACAAAGGGCTTTGACTTCTTGTATATTGCAGTCGAACCCTAGCACATGTACCAATATAAGGGCGGCAGGATTTTCAGTTTGAAATATATTCTCAAGATGACCGAGATCCAGTCCTAGATTTTGCATATTGCAGTCACAAAGTATAGGCTGAAGCCCGAACTGTATGATAGGAAATACGGTAGTAGACCAAGAGACTTGAGGAGCTACCACTTTATTGTTTTTCATTTTCCCCGATTGAGCTAAGGCAGAAAAAGCTAGTAGATTTGCCGAAGATCCAGAGTTACAAAAGACTGAGTGCTTCACTCCTAGTTTTGCAGAGAATTTCTCTTCAAACTCTACAGTTAGCTTGTTCTTCGTTAAGATAGGTTTTGTTTTCAACCACTCAATCAAAGAGTCAATATCTGCATCATCTATGATTTCTGCACAAAGTTTTATCATGCTTCTACAATTCCTTTAAGCTGTTCCAGCAAAAATTCTTGATTTACACATTCCGGTATTTTATTGTCAGGGAAACAGGGTAATGTTTGTATTTTTTTATATTCAATAGTATTATAACAAAGCTCAAGAACTTTTTCATGTAGATGTTCTAAATTTTCAAAGTTTCTGACATGTAGAAATGCTTCTTCGTTGAACTCTTCTGCAACATCTTTGCATCC